TTAGTTATTCCTACAGTATATGACAGAACAACAACAGGATTTGGTGTAACAATTTACAACTTCATACCTGCTGTAGAAGATCTTAGAGATGTTAATATAGTTGTGTACGGAGGTCAAGACGGCGAACCTACATTCTTGTAATAAATAAAGCTTTGCTGCTATAATATGCAGATTGCTCAAAGAATTATGTTTACTGTGTACTCGATGGAGGGTTGTGATTATTGTCACAAAGTTAAAGAATTGTTAGACTTGACAGGTCAGGAGTTTGTGGTGTATAATCTGGATCAGCACTTTACCATAGATGAATTTGAAGATGAGTTTGGAACCAGACAGTTCCCACAAGTTGTGGTAGATCATGTCGGTAATGATGAAAGGATAAAGATTGGTGGTGCAGCTGAGGTAGCTCAGTATTTTAAAGAAAATAACATCGGTTCTGAACCTGAACCTGAACCTTGTGAAACATGTGCTAAATAAAATTAATTAGCATGGAGGGTTAAAGTTTTAGTTTACTTGAAAACCCTATCGAGGCAGGAAAATGTTAGCAGTATCTTTGGTCTTCGGATCTTTCTTTATTATTTTAACAGCGATTGTGTCAGTCATGTTAGGATGGGTACTCCGAGAGTATATGTTCTATCATCACGACAGACCTAACATTAATCCCCCATCACATCCTGAGATGTATGATGAGCATGGGAATATCATACCTGAATCATTGATTGCATTTCGATTCGACAATGTTGAGGATGAGGAAGACGACGATTAACTTTTGAAATTATTATGGCTAAATTACCACCAAAACCAACGGTTGCTGAAGTCTTAGACGCTGTTCATAAGCAGAAGACTAAGCAGAAAAAGATAGAGGTACTCCGAGAGTATGACTCTAAAGCATTAAGGTATTGTCTCATCTGGAATTTTGATGAGAGTCTTAAGAGTGCGTTACCAGATGGTGATGTACCTTATACTCCTAATCCTGCACCTACACCAGATGCAACTAGTAAGCTTGCATCTGAATACAGAACCCTGTATAATTTCATTGAAGGTGGAAACTACGATCTTACTACGACTCGTAGAGAAGTCTTGTTCATTCAGCTACTGGAAGCAATAGATCCAGGTGAGGCTGAAGTATTATGTTTAGTAAAGGATAAAAAACTTGGCAAAAAATACAGATGCAGCTTCCCAGTTGTCCAAGAAGCCTACCCCGATATCGTCTGGGGAAACAGAACCTAAGACTTGGAGTAGCGAGGACAGGAAGTTAGCAAAAGAGAAGTATTGGATTAACATTCATGCACCTGATTGTACATTAGAGAAATCTAATACGAAGGATTTACCTACCAATTCTTATTTGGTAGAGTATACTGTAGACAATTCTGATAAGATTCACTATGATATAGTGATTGCTGGTAAGAGATCAGATGTCTTTGATTTTTATTGGGACAAACTTAAGGGTGGTCTCAAAAATATAGGATACACTAAGGGTATAAGAAATCCTTCTATGTGGGGTAATACACCAGCACCAACTAAAAAGAAAAAAAGAAAAGAATGACAAAGATCCTTGTTACTGGTCATAAGGGATTCATAGGCAGTTATGTCTTCAATCACCTTAGACATGATGCAGGTTACGGATACCTAGTTGATGGTATGGACTTCCCCGATGATGTCGGGGATTTTCAGTCTGAGATTAGTATGTTCGAGAAACCATATGATTATGTCATACATCTCGCAGCATTTGCTAACATCAGAGGCAGTTTAGATAACCCTGATGTATTCTGGGAGAATAATGTAGAGAAGTCTAAACCTATCTTTGATTATTGTAGGAGATATAATGTCAGACTACTCTATGCTAGTTCAGCACAGGTAGAGGAGTGGTGGCAGAATCCTTATGGTATTACTAAGAAGGTTAATGAACTACAAGCACCACCTAACAGTGTAGGGATGAGGTTTCAGACTGTGTATGGTGAGAACAGCAGACCTGACATGTTATACAGAATGTTACAGGACAAGACTGCTAAGTACATCACCAATCATAAGAGAGATTGGATCCATGTTAAGGATGTTGCTAGAGCAATCTGTTACTTAATGTCTAGTACATATACTGGACCTATTGATGTAGGAACAGGTGAGACTGTATCAGTTAGGGAATTAGCAGAAGCATTTGGTCAAGCAAATTTACCAGTCAAGGAGCATACACCAGGTGAGAGAGATGTCACATGTGCTGATACAACTGCTTTGCGTGAGATGAGATGGTTTCCAAGGGAAAAAGTTTTAGATTCAGTTCCTAATGGAAAACCAAACGGTAATTATCGATAATGCAAATTGTAAGATTAAAGAGTCAACATTCAGTATCACCATATGCACCTACTTGGGATATACCTATGGGATTATGTCAATGGATGAAATGGCATAAAATTGATGAAATTAAAGAATTTTTATTATCGAAAGAGGATTATATATTATCTTTACCTTATAATAGTGATGGTAACACAGGATTGAAAGAAGATAGTATCACTACAAGATTTGGTAAATATCATCTTTTTGATTTTGTTGATGAATGTCCAGCACTTGAGGAATTGTTAGAATGGATAAAAGATCAGTATACAGAGTTTGTACAATTAGATCAAACACAACTTTTTGAGTTGGATTTCTCTTGTTGGTATAATATTATTAGAACTGGTGATGAGATTAAAAGTCATAGACATGGTTCTGATCCTTTAGCGTATCTTAGTGGAAATATGCATTTGGATAATTATGATAGTTTTACATGTTATAATCATATGGGAATGACTAATAATATCCCTAATATTAAAGGAGGTTTAACATTTTTTCCATCGTATCTTAAACATGGAGTGGATAAGTACATGGGTAAGGAACCAAGAGTAAGTTTAGCTTTTGATACTTATATTAAATTTGATCTTGTTAATGTCTTTCAAATGGATACAGAACTTGATGCTCTCCCCAGAGAAGTAAATTTAAAAACTTTTATCTGAGGCAAATTCGACTTTTTGTTTCAAATATTCGGGAAAAAAAACTCGGCAATTTTTTCGACCCACAGGATTTTTGTAACACATGTTACAAAACTGGTCATATACATAGTTATGTGTTACAATACACATATCGTTCATCTCTAAAGGAAGAGACGCAAGTAAGCCGACACGGAACGGATCGTTCATCTCATGGACATTTTAATCGCAGCTGCTTTCACTTGTGCTGATATATCAGAAATGGTAGATCGAGTACGAGTTAATAATACGGTATCTTCTTCTCAAAAAGATTATATCGTAGAGATCTATCAAAAAGATCTAATAGAAGCAATCGGAATAGAATGTGATTGGGACGCAAATGTTGACTGAAGGAACGGGGTCTAATCCACCTCACTTTCAGGAGCAATCCAATGGCAAAAGTTACCTATCGTGGTGTCACATATGACACTACTGCTAAGAAAATCTGCACTGCAGATAGCAATACACTTACCTATCGTGGACATAATTATGTCAAGGAGGTAAAGTCTTGCTCAAAAGCATAAATTAATCTTACTTGGACTAATGTTAAGGAGGGGTGGACACCCCTCCTTTTTTCATATATAATAGACCTTAGGAGAATTTTATGTTACACATGAGAGAACAATTACTAAAAGCTGTCTTAGCTCATGCTACAGGAGAGATTGAAAAGCATAAAGCGAATGTCAATGTTTACTTGGAGCATCCTGCAGGAATAGGTGAGCATTCTGATATTACAGAAGCTATTCAGTGCGAACTTGATAAAATTGCACGATATCATGATCAGATTGAAGTTGTTAATAAGTATTTTAGACCATCTAAAACTGAAATTTTGAATGGATAATGAATAAAGGAAAATTAAAAGTTTTAGTTAGGGCTCTTAAAGAGATCCAAGAAGAACTGGAATCAGAGATATATTCTGATACAGAGGCATACACACAACCTCCTGTCGGAGATGTAGAAGAAGTTTGGGATGATGATGATGGATACCCTGACTGAGGAACAACTTAAGTTAAGGCAAGATGCTCTTAAGATACTACTGTCTAAATACGGTAATAGTACCTACTCAAATCGTGCCATTTATGAATGTGCAGATGATTGGTGTAGTAAACAAGTTACAACAAACGGACTAGCAGGTTATTTTAAAGCGTATTATGCGACTAAAGGAAACGATCAAATTGGTGAAGAAAGCACTGAAACACCCTGAAATGTACTCTACTGAAGAGTTAACATACATGCGAAGAGCCAAGAAAAAGGCAAAAGCAGCACTTAAAATGAAACAATTGAGGAAACTACAAAATGACGGTAAAACTGGTTCAAGTGACACCGAAAGCTGAAGAGCAAATGGCATACATTGCCAGAGTCTCTAACCCCAACAATCAAGACAATCCAAACTATGCAGGATTGTTAAAGTACTGTATTAAGCACAATCATTGGTCTGTGTTTGAGCAAGCATATATGACGGTAGAGATTGAAACTACCAGAGGTCTTGCAGCTCAAATTCTTAGGCATAGGTCATTCACATACCAAGAGTTTTCACAAAGGTATGCTGATGTATCTTACATTAGAGAGGACATTCCTTTGCCTGAGTTGAGGAGTCAAGACTTAAAGAATAGACAGAACTCTATTGATGATGTAGACCCTACAAAGGTTGAATCATTTAATAAAGAGATGAGATCTCTCTTTGATCAGAGTATTGATCTGTATAAGAAGATGCTTCATGCAGGTATTGCTAAGGAGTGTGCTCGGTTTGTACTACCTCTTGCTACACCAACCCGTATCTATATGACAGGTAGTGCTCGATCATGGATCCACTATATAGATTTAAGATCTGCACACGGAACACAAAAAGAACATATGGAAATTGCTGAATTATGTCGAGAAATTTTTAAGGTACAATTCCCATCTTGCTCAGAAGCATTGGGGTGGTTATCATGAGTATTGAAGCAACTAGGTTTGTCTCTGATAGGCAAACAAGTCCATTTGGACCTCAATGGGATTTTGTTATTGCGACCAAACCAACTGAAATTGATGTGGAAGCATTATCAGAATTAGTTTTATCCAAAGAAGAAGAAATTAAAGAAAAATATCCAGATGATTGGGAGAATTATGATGATGGAGATACTGGATTAGGTGCAGACAGTTTAACTGCTAGATTTAATCACTTTAATGTACTAAAATGGGATCATCAGGTATGTAAGGATCTTCATGAGGAAATTCGTCTTTTTCATAAAGCATATGTTAATGGTACAGTTGGAGAAGAAACTATTAAAAATTTAAAATTTAAAGTAAGATGTTGGGCAAATGTGATGCGTAATGGTCAACAAATTAAGAGACATTCGCATTCATCTTATCCTCATGCATATCTCAGTGGACATTTCTGTGTTCAGTGTGATAAAACTGCAACTACATACTATCATCCATATCATGAAGCAGGGTTTGGTGTGCCAAATGAACCTGGTCAGATGACTATGTTCCCTACTTGGGAAGCTCATAGTACTACTATACATGAATCAGACATTCCTAGAATTAGTATTGCTTTTGATATAGTTATTGCAGATAGTACCCCAGAGAATGAAGAAAAAGCTAATCGTGATAATTTAGTACCCCTCTAAATAAAATTACCCCTTGTTAAGTTTTATGGCTACCTATCCTGTTGTTAATAAAGAGACTGGCGAACAGAAAGAAGTCGCAATGAGTGTCACAGAATGGTCTAATTGGTGCGATGATAATCCCGATTGGATTAGAGATTGGTCTGACCCATCAACAATGCCTGGCGTTGGAGAAGTTGGTGAGTGGAAAGATAAACTTAGAAAGTCTAAACCTGGTTGGAATGAGGTTTTAGCAAAAGCTCAGAAAACGGGTCAAAATCGCCAAAAACTTACTCTAGACTAATATGCCACGGAAAAGAAAAACTGCATCTGTTGTTACTGGTATTGGTTTAACTGCCAAGCAAATGAAGAGAAAAAAACCTATTAATAGTGATTTCTTAAATGACATTCAACCTTTAACGGAGAATCAGAAAAAGTTTTTTAGTGATTATCAGGCAGGTAAACATCTTTTTGCATATGGTTGTGCTGGTACTGGTAAGACCTTTATAGCACTATACAATGCCCTTAAAGAGGTATTAGATCACACGACACCCTATCAGAAGATCTATATGGTTAGGTCTCTTGTGAGCACTCGTGAGATTGGTTTCCTTCCTGGTGACCATGAAGATAAATCTGCACTATATCAGATTCCTTATAAGAACATGGTGAAATACATGTTCGAGATGAATACTGATGC